ACCGCCGGTTTTTTCCGGTGCGACTGGTGGGCACGCTGGACCTGGACAAGCTGGCTGAGTGGCGCGACCAGTTGCTGGCCGAGGCGCTGGCGGTGTTCCGGTCCGGGGCGCGGCTGTATCCGACCCGCGAGGAGGAGGCGCTCTATATCCGTCCGGAGCAGGAAGAGCGCGAGATCGTCGATCCGTGGATCTACAAGCTCCAGGACTACCTGGCCGAGCCGGAACAGCAGTTCACCAATGAGTACACATCGCTCGATCTACTGGTCGGCGCCATTGGCGTGGAGGTGGAGAAGATCGATAACAACCGGGGCGCGGCGACGCGGCTCGGTAACCTGATGGCGAAGCTGGGTTGGCGCAAGGATCGCCGCTCGACTGGCCGTCGGGAGTGGGTCTATGTGCGCCCATGGGCCGTAGAGTCGGCGCCCGCGCCAGCAGTCAGTCACGGGGCAGGGGGGGGCAACGGTGCGCCTTTCTGACCGGCATGTTTCCGCCTTCATTTTCGCCCAGGGATCGGTGCGCTTTTGCGTGTCCGGAAAAGGGTCGGAGATGAAGGTCGAGTCCGTCCAACCTTCTCAAGCAACCAAGGTTGGACAGCCAGGCTGGACGGCTGGAAGCCGCGCCGATACTGGCTTCGTCCAACCGTCCAACCATGTCCAACCGACATGCGCAGGCACACACACGCGCACGCCCGCGTATAGGCGTGCGTGGCCTTGGTTTTTACCCCTGAGTTTTCCTACAAAAGTTTGTCAATTTCCCTTGGACGAGGTTAGACGGTTGGACGAAGCCAGTATTGGCGCGGCTTCCAGCCGTCCAGCCTTGGCGTCTAACTGTGTTTTCGGAGGTTGGACGGTATGAACGACTACGGAATCGATATCCACGCCCTGCGCCGGCACTTCGTGGCGGTGCGGGATTGGATGCTGGCGTGCGGTGAGTGGACGGCAGATGAGGGAGACGAGATTGGCCAGGCGATCAAGCTGGCCATCGATCCGCCCGACCTGGGCTATCTGGCTTGGTGGGCTGAGTGGCTGTCAGGCTGGGCCGATGTGGTCAAGGCGGATGCCGCCGGCCTTGATGCGATGTATCAGGCCGCCCTGGTGCGTGCCCGGGCCGATAAGGGGGAGGCATGATCAAACTCGAAATGAAGTGGGATGAGTCCAAAGGGTCGCGCCAGCAGATCGAGATCGCGGCTCAACGGGCGCTGCTGAAAACCGCTCAGGCTATCCAGGCGGCAGAACAGACCGAGATGGGGCGGGTGTTCGACCGCCCGACACGCTGGACGCTCGGGGCCATGAAGGTCCGAGTGGACAGCAAGTTCGCTGTCACGGTCGGCATTCTCGATCCGGATGGATTCTACAAGCGCGCTCAGAACTATCTGTCGACGCAGGTCGATGGTGGGACTCGGCGCCTGAAGGCGATGGAGGTCGCCCTGCAGCGCCGCGGCATCATGCCGACCGGATGGGTGGCTGTGCCTGGATCAGGCGCGGAACAGGACCAGTACGGCAACGTGGCGGTCGGGCAACTCAGGCAAATTCTGTCCTGGTTCGATGCGGCCGAGCGCTGGGCTGGGTCGACCCAGAACATGGGCGAGAAGGGCAGGGCGAAGCGGCGCAAGGGTACGCGCTCAAAGCGCGGCTTCGAGTACTTCCATGTCTACCCCGGCAGGTCGCACCAGGGCCACAGGCAAGCGCTGCACCCAGGCATCTACAAGCGCACGTCGTTTGTGTTCGGAAAGGCCATCAAGCCCGTGCTGCTCTTCGTCCGGGCGGCTGGGTACAAGCCACGGTTTGGATTCGAGCAGGTGGCCATCGATACCTATGAGCGCGAATTCCCGGCCCAGTTCGATGCGGCAATGCAGCGCGACCCAGGGGCCTCCGATGCCTGACCGCGCCCACCCCACCCCCCCCCCCTTCGGGTCCTTCCAAAAAGCCCCCAATGCGGGTTATTCGAACCACGTCTTTTCAGGGTTTGTGGAGGTTGCTAAGGGGGTTGTATGGTTGACCTGATGGCCAGGTGTAAGCAAGCGGAATTCGGTGAACTGGTTGGGGTCAGCCAGCAAGCCATTTCGGACCTGTTCTCCAGGCGCGTGCTCTCCGAGGATGGCACGGCGGGGCAATGGCTCCGTGAGTACTGCGGGCACCTACGCGAGATGGCCGCCGGCCGGGCTGCCGCCGGCGACCTGGATCTTGCAACCGAACGGGCGATGCTGGCCCGATCCCAGCGCCATGGCCAGGACATCAAGAACAACGTGGCCATGGGCACCTACGCTCCTATCGATCTGCTGTCCGATGTGCTGGCCAATGCCGCCCAGGCGGTGGTAGACCGGCTGGAGCAGATCCCGGCTGACCTGCGCCGAGTATGTCCCGACCTTCCGCAGGCGGCGCGTGACGCGGTGATGGCCGAGATCGCCTCGGCCCGAAACGAGATGGCGCGCAAGACCGCCTCCCTGGTTGCCGATGCCCTGGACCCCACGGACCTGCAGGAAGATGATGAGCCGACGGTCGAGGAGGTCGACGCTTGATCCCGCATACCCTCCCGATCGCTACGCGCGCCGCCGTCGTCCGCGCCGTCCGCGCCGGACTGGCACCGCTGCGCGCCGATCCGCCCATGCCCCTGTCCACCTGGGCTGAGCAGCACTTCGAGATGGATGAAGAATCCAGCCACCGCCGGGGCCTGTGGGCGGCCTGGCCGATCCAGATCGGCTGGATGGACGCATTCAGCAACGACGATATCTTCGAGGTCGACGTCGAGAAGGCCAAGCGGGTCGGCTACACCAAGAGCGTGGTGGCCTTCGCCGAATACAACGCCAGCCATCGGCGCCGGAAGCTGGCCATCTGGCAGCCGACCGACGATGACCGGGACTCATTCGTCAAGAGCGAGGTCGCGCCCGCTTTCGACATCTGCAAGGCCTTGGCGGCAGTACGACGTCACGATCGTGACGCCAACACCGTCCGCTTCGTGCGCTTCCGCGGCAGCGTCCAGCACTACCTGGGCGCCAAGGCCGCGCGGAATTTCCGCCGAATCACGGTGGCCGTCTCGGTCCTGGACGAGGTCGACGCCATGGATACCGTGGTGGAAAAGACCATCGATCCCTACACCGGCGCCGTCGGCCGCTTGGAGGGGGCCCCGTTTCCGAAAGTGGTCCTGGGCACCACGCCCAGGCACAAGCTCACCAGCCACATCCGCCGGCGCGTGGACGCCGCCGAAGCGGTCATGGAATACCTTATCCCTTGCCCGCACTGCGGCCATCGCCATGCCCTTGGCTACGGCCGTCTGCGCGACGAGGCCGACGAAACCGGAATGCAGTGGGAGGAGGACGAGCCTCTGGCCACCGTTAGGCACGTCTGCCCGCACTGCCGCCAGTCCATCACGCAGGCCGACTACCTGGCCGTGTGGGAAGACGGCCGCTGGATCAGCCGCTGCGGACAGTACCACTACGACCACGTGGCCAAGGTTTGGCAGGACGGCGAAGGCATGCCCAGGCCGGCGCCGCGCCACGTCGCCTTCGTGCGCGCCTGGACCGCCTACAGCCCCCAGCGCGCCTGGCCTGACATCCTGCGCGAGTTCCTCGAGGCCAGAAAGGCCAAGAAGGCCGGCGACAACGGCCCCATGCAGGGCTTCGTCAACGAGACCTTGGCCGAGGTCTGGGAAGAGGAGTACGAACACACCGACGCCAGCGTCCTGGTCAAGCGCGCCCAGACCGACCTCGACATTCCTCTGCATGTAGTCCCGTCCGGCGCCTGCAAGCTGTTGATGTTCGTCGACACCCAGGCCGACCGCTGGGAAGCCGTCACCTGGGCCATCGGCCGTGGCGAAGAGATGTGGCCTATCGACTACCGCGTCATCTACGGCACCCCCGCCGACCAGGCCGAATGGGCCGACAAGCTCGACCCCCTGATCCGCACCGTATACCGCCACACCCACGGCCACGAAATGACCCTCGACGCCATCGGCATCGACACCGGCGGCACCAACTGGACCCACCAGGCCTACAACTACTGCCGGCTGCGGGCCCACCAGAAGGTCTACGCCTGCAAGGGCGACCCCGCCCTGGGCAAGCCCATCAAAATGAAGCCAAGCCAGGTTGACGTGAACGCCTACGGGCGCGTCATCAAGCACGGCGTCAAGCTCTGGCGGATCTGCGTCGACACCGCCAAGGACCTGCTCCATGGCCGCCTGGAACAGGTCAAGCGTCCAGGCCCCGGCTACATCCACCTCAACCGCCACTTGCCCCAGGAGTTCTACGACCAGCTCACCGCCGAGCACCGCATCCGGGTCCGCCAGGCCCACGGCTGGGCCGAGCGCTGGGTCTGCCCCAGCGGCCACCGAAACGAGGTGCTTGACTGCACGGTCGGGT